CGATATTAGAGTCACCGACGCTAAGTCGTTCAAGCAGTTCATAATCAATATAATTTTTAGCCATTATTCTTTCCTTATTTGATTTTAATAAAAACTATCCATACTCTGTTTGTCATTGTAATATTTTTCTACAGCATTAGCAAGTAAATCCGTATGGTTAAATGCTAACTGATGTTTCTTACGCACTGCGTCAACTAAACTTGTCCAGGAGATTTCTTCGATATCATCATTAGGTTCTAGCGTTTTTGCAGTGGCGCTATTAATGCGTGTATAGAACAACAGGTTTACAACGTGACATCTAGGATCGGTTCCTGGCGTTGAAGACTCCTTAACCAGAATCATATCATCTACCGAGACTTCTAACCCAACTTCTTCACGGAGTTCACGGATTGCGGCTTCTGTCACTGTTTCTGTACCTTCGTCGACAAACCCACCAGGGATTGAGTTTTCTCCTGGATAGGCATTAGCTGTTTTAATTCGCCTAGCTAGTAACGTGGTTTCGTCTTCTTCATTAATAACAACCATCGTCGCAGCGACCGCAGGTCTGGGGTATTCATACACATGACCGCTCAACCGTAATTTAATTCTTTTCCATATATTTTTCATTATCTTCTCCTAATATACACAAACTTCATCAAGTTCGTTAGTATATCCAAATACATTCTTAAAGCGTTCNACATCAACAGGATCNCCCATTGCCTTAGCCAGATTGTCGGACAACTTTACTGTACCAAATCCATCAGCTTCAACGGCCTTAACAACCATACTAAGGGACTTATGCCCGAGATCGTTAGTTAGGTTAGTTCCCCAACCATAACCGGTATTGATACGACCTTCAAAACGTTTAGTTAACTCGATAATTGTATCAACATTAAGTCCATCACTAAACACGACGACTTTGCTCATTGGGTCAATACCTTTATCTTCGTAAAACTTAATAGCATTTTCTCCAAACTCAAATGGATCGCCAGAATCTTGGCGTAAACCTCTAAAGTTTTCGGCTTGCTCTTTTGTCATATCTTTAAAGAAGAACTCTGTACCATAAGTATCGGTAAGGGCAATAGACATATCGACGCCATATAAGTCCCACCACTCTTGCAGGACGGTATTGTGAGAAGCAACGATGGAACCATCGGTATCATTACCTCTAGCCCGATAAGCACCGCTCATAACCATAAACAATTCATGCGCCATGGTGCCGATAGGTTTTAGATTATACTTCATTGCCAATGCTACATTGGAAGTACCAAGCATTTGATCGGGTAATGCATTTGCTAGAGAAGCTACAACGCCATCCTGCCAGTTTCTACTAAAACGTCTGCGAGTTCCGAATTCACTAAACGTGACACCTGGATTTGCTTTTAGTTTTTCAATTTTTTCACGTAGTCGTTTACTGCCTTCGTTTAAGGTATCGGTTACATCGTTTACTGGTACCTCATAACTGTAATACAACTCGTTCATGATGGAAAGGATAATTGTTTCCCAGAAAATTGTTGTACTCCATGGACCGTGTGTTTCGATATTGAAACTATCAGGCGTATAAATCCCATTTAAGTCTGCAGATTCGTCATATTGTACTTTAATACTAACATCCGGTAGTTCAAGGTTTCTCAAAAAATCCAAAAACTCATCAGGGAATAAGTCACCCTGTGAAGAAAGAAAACCTAATTCTTCTTCGGTAAATTTCAGTTTTTGAACTTGTTCGATTTGTTCCCTGATAATATGTGTAGGGATGATTTTTGCAAGTTTGATATCCTGCGTACGGTTTTTGAAGGCGTACTTTACATTTGTGTTAGGATATTTCTCCCATACAAACCGCGCCATCGTTAGTTTATAAAAGTCCAAATCCAATAGACTTGTGATAATTTGATTATTCATTTTCTTTCTCCTTACGTTATTGTAACATAGGATATTTTAAAATCAAGCGTGACCTGAATCCACTTTAATTTTTATGTCCTTACTGTTCCTTTAAATGCTTGTCCTGTTTTTTTATCAGTACACAATGTATGTACGATATAAAAACGATTGTTTGATTTTTTGTTAAAATTAATAGTCTTCCGTTCTCTCCGTTCACTATACGGCGTCTGCCCCAAATCTATATCAATCTTCAATTTTCCATATTCTAAAAATAAATCGAGATCAAAAGCGTATGTTGCGAAGACTCCATCGATTACTTCTCTTCTGAACGAATATCGATCACCGCGCGTATAAACATCTCGATAATAATTAGCAATACTGCCCCAGCCGGTATCGGTTCCATTTGTAACAATCATAGCTCGATTATCATTAACACTAGATTTACTAACATCTATTTCATCAATTTCTTCAGTTTCTATACTAATGTCTTCTTTAGCAGTTGCTACGGTAATGATTTTTAATGTATCATCATTACCACTAATTGCTACCAATTTATTCTTTGAAAGTTGTGAATTAATTGTTTTTTGAGCATCCGTAAGTCCAAGCGTATCATCTTCTAAGATTTTAGAAATCTTCAAAGTATTCGAGGCGAGCATTGCACTTTGGTTGTCATTTACGGAATAAGGACTATAATTATCTAAAATCACAAGATGTTTTTTAGCTTTCGTCCACAACACTCCGCAATCTTTTTCTTCATAGTAATATGAATTATTTTCATAAGCTAGACAATGCCAGCTTCCCATGTAAATACCTTGCTTTCCACTCTGCAAAAGGATCCGATTACCGATTTTAACATCTCTAATACTAACACTTTCAGTAACCAGTTTAGTATTTTGTTGAGCTTCTTTGTATTCGGCAGAGTCGGTCGGGATAAGAATGTTCTCTTGCCCACAACGCCCCCAAACGCATGGAGCATAAATCTCACCTTCAACAACAGTTGTGCATAACATGATCTCTACCATATTACCGTTGCCGATTTCGAGTTCAAACCCACGCGGATCTTCAATACGCCATACAGCACTTGCCGCACCCCATCGACCACCGCGCTTAAAGGATTGACTTACTTTAAATCCTGACATTGGAAGGTTATCAATGATGTGAGTTTTAAGTTTACTCTCGTTATTCCTTGCATATCCATGAGCCCAATTTTTAACTGTGTTCGTGCGNNTTTTACATGCACTATCAGTCTTTTGTTGGATCAGTTCTTTAGTGTACGTCCACGGCGTTACAAAACCTAGAGGTACTTGCCCGTCGCCTTGAGCTTTCATACCTAAGAAGTGTTTTGTTGGAATAGTAACTTTCATTATATTAATCCTTATGCACTAAGTTTAAGAAACATTGCGTACTCTATTTCTAACTCTTCGATTTCTGCCAAGAAGGGCTCGGCTGCCTGTTGTTGGGCTTGCTTCTGGGCTTCATACATTTTTGCTTTCAATACTTGAATTTGATCAAATAATAATTTAGCATCTGGTTGTATTTCCAAAATCTCAGCTTCGGTAGTTCCCATACCGGCAACATCGTTCCGAGCCTTTCTTAAAGCATTTGGCATTATTAGATCCTTTCGTCTAATTTATCTAATTCGGTCAAGCGATATGGCTCAACTCTTGTGATAAGGTTTGTTGGGTTGCTACGTTTAAACCCACTTTTCTTAATGCGTTCTGAAACAAGATCAAATACATCTGCGGCCCTGCGGTCAGTAACATCTGTATCGCCTTTAAGCATTGCCAGTGTCATAATATCCCATTCGAGATATGTACAACCAAATTGAGCTTCATCACCATCATCGATACCCAAGCCGTCTGTTGGTTTTGCCATAATAACATGATCTGGTACTCCGGATATTTTCGCCATTGATGGCACTTCCCATGACTTTAGTAAGGATTGAATAGGCGCAACATCACCTTCATCTCCGTGAAGTGTCCAAAAGCCAGCAGATAGTTCACTGAAGTTATCAGTAGAAGCAACCAACCCGCCTTTCATCGAAGCAAGATTATAAAGCGTAGTCATACGCAATCTAGCTCGGATATTACCTCTGCGAATTGCGGCATTTTTACAGGAGTTATGATCGATTTCATCATCGATGCCTTTAAAGGTTTTGACTACGACATCAAATTCATTAGATAAATCTAATTTAATATCAGGAATACCTAACGCTTGGCATACATCATGCCCACGTTCGGTTTCGGATGGTTCTTGATAAATTGGCATAAGGACGCCAGTAACATTCCAACCAGCTTCTTTAAACAAAGATGCGGTAAGTGCTGAATCCAACCCACCCGACATTCCGAGAACAACATTTTCGATGTTGTGATCTCTCTTATATCGAGCAAGCTGCCCGACAATATCGGTTTTCATTTGGTGGATTCTATATTCGGGATGGAACAACCGTTCTTCAATAAATTGAAAAAGTTTTGTTGTAAACCAGGGGGATAGTTTTGCAGTTTGCTCTTGTCGAGATAGTTCAAGAATAGAACTCTGCAATTTTATATTTTCATTCATAACGTTATCTCACTTTCATGGATAGCTTTATTAAGCTTTCGTGACCATATCGATCCGAATAGAACACAAATTCAAATATTGTAACTTGTGCTTAGTTTTATTTATACATTATATATATGCTCTTGTCAAGCTCTTTTTTAAAAAGGAATATTTTCATCAATCTCCGACGATATTAAATCGATGCTGTATTGCACCTTTGATCTTGTATGGAATTCGCCATCCTCATCGTTGTGTTCTAATCGAAACATTGTTGCTATTTCGTCAAGTCCAAGATCGTATATTTCTTGCTTAGATAATTTTCTCACTGCTCGTCGTTGCCTTGCGCGTTTAAGTCTATCGGTATCTACATCTACCGGGGAAAATTTAATATCTATATATTCGATATACATTCGATCAAAAATGTTTGGATTCATTAATTGTACAGGTGCATCACAAGCTAATAGTTCTTCGTAAAGGGTATATATTTCTTCTTCCGATTCAAACACATTAGAATTTCTAACGTCTTCTCCCCAATGGTCATTGGTATATGGATTCAAACCGCAATAAAACATATCTTTATAAGTTCCATCATCCCGTTTAATTTTAGAAGCGAGGATGTATCCAGATTTGTTATTTGATGTCGCCATCTTCGTCATCCCCTTTTCCTGTGGCTTCTTTCATCTTTTTCAATTTTTCACGGATTTCCGGAGAAAGTTCATGGAGTTTTTCTTCCCATTTAATTGCCGCATTAATCAACCATTCCCGAATATCTCCAGCAAAAATTGTTGTAACGATTGCTAAAATACTGAATACTAAAATTATTACTGTTATCATTCGCCTGCCCACCTTAATTTAAAATGCATTGCGTCGCTGGGTTTTTCAAAAGAAATGTGTAAATTTAAGTTACCGCTTATGGTGTAGTTTACTCCCTCGCCTGCTGAAGAATACATATATGAACCCTCGCAATTTTCACAAAGCCACTCGTTAATAATTTCAACAAAGTCGTTTGTTTGTGTAACAGTTACTCCGTTAATGGTGCTAGATGAAGGATCAATAGAGCACCAAAACCGATTTTCGAGCAAGTTTTTTACGAGAGTTTTGTTATCAATTAAGGGTAATTCTTCTAAAAAGACGCGCTTAGACCGCTTAATTTGTGATTTTTCATATACCATAATATGTCCATTCTTTTATTGAATACCCTAAAAATAACATAAAAAACAAAAAAAAGCAAGAAATTTTATAAAAACTAACGTTTTTAGGCTATTTTCGGCTATATATTTGAAAATAAAGTAAATATACTTGAATAACATTGCTTTAACCCGATGTTGTTCAATTGTTTATAAACAAAGGAGAAAAGCAATGAGCTTATTAGAAAAACTAGAAAAAGTTCATGCCCTACTAATTAATGAAGAGCATGACAAAGCCGATGTTCTTTTCCACGAAGCATTTGTTGAAGCCGCTAAGGAAGTTCACCAAAGCATTATGGAAGAAGAAGATTGGATGGAAGAAGAAACTGATATCAATGCATTAGACGATGCTATCAGTAATGAAGAAGAAATCTTTGATGATGAAGACTTTTCCGACGAAGAAGCACTTGATGCTGAAGGCGCAGAAGGCGAATTGGAAGACGAACTAATTTCTGACGAAGAAGGTGATTTCGACGCTGAAGGCGAAGAAGAAGCTGAAGAAGAAGGCGAAGTAAAAGAACGTCTAGCAGATGTTGAAGCAGACATCGAACGTCTACGTGCAGAATTCGAAGATATGAATGATGTTGAGTCTGAAGAACATGGCGAAGATTTCGGCGGTGAAGAAGAAGGCGAATTGGGCGACGAAGCAGAAGAAGCTGAAGAAGAAGGTGAAGTAGCTGAAGAATCTTTTGATCTCGACCTAGACGAAGCTGCTGAATCTGACGATGATGAAGTTAATGAAGCTGCAGACGAAGAACTTGAAGAAGCATTCGACGAATTAGACGAATCTTTTGAACTAGAAAACGTTACTGCTGATAACAAACATGCTCAAGTTGGAACCGGTGGCGAAAGCTTCACATCCAATGACAAGTCTGTTGGTTTACAAAAGAAACCTGGACAACGTGAAGGCGGCGAAGCTGTTAACCCACGTGCAAAAGGTTCTGATCACAAAGGCTACGGCATGGAAACTGCTCCTTCAAAAACAGACATGAAGAAGCGTAAAAATGTTGTTAACCGTTCTACAGATGACCAAGAAAAGGTTTCTAAAGAAGGTGATTCCAAAGCATTGATCAACAAAGGTTCAAGCGATGGATTTGGTGCAGAAAACACAAAGAGCCCAATTGGTTCTAAAGGTTCAACAAGCACAAAAGGATTAACAGAAGGCAAAAAACGCAAGCCACGTGCTCGCAAGTCTTCTAAGTAATTGAGGTAATGTCAATGACTAATAAAAGAGCTCTTACAGAAAGATTAAACTATTCCGATGCTCATATCGAGGTCCTTACTGAGGATTCAACGAATAGTGCCGGTCAAAAGAATCTTTATATGAAAGGGATCTTCTTAGAGGGTGATGTTAGGAACCATAATCAGCGTGTTTATCCAATGAACGAAATTCGTTCTGCGGTACAAACATTGAATGAGCAGATCAAAGGAGGCGAAAGCGTCCTTGGTGAAGCTGATCATCCTGAGGAACTTAATATTAACCTTGACAGGGTCAGCCATTTAGTTACCGAAATGTGGATGGATGGGAACAAAGGAATGGGTAAGTTGAAAATCTTACCAACTCCAATGGGTAACATCGTCCGTACTATGTTAGAGAATGACGTTAAGCTAGGTGTCTCTTCTAGAGGCTCTGGCAACGTTGACTCTGGCGGCAAGGTTTCAGATTTTGAGATTGTTACTGTAGATGTTGTAGCAAAACCATCAGCACCAAATGCATATCCGAAAGCGATTTATGAAGCTTACAATATGCCTGGTAAAGATGGTGTTATTATCGAAGACTTAGCCCTTGCTATGAAATATGATCCTGAGGCTCAGGAATTTCTGGCTAAGAAACTAATGAAATTTTTGGGTAAATTATAAAAGCCAAAGGAGAAGGTCCAATGAAAGACGTTTTAAAAACACTACTTGAATCCGATGCTTTAGACGATGGTCTAAAGGGTCAGCTTCAGGAAGCCTGGAACGCAAAATTAGAAGAAGCTACAGAGCAAGCAAGAACTGAAGTCGAAGAAGAAGTCCGATCTGATCTAGCTCGTAGGTACGAAACGGACCGTGCAAAGATGGTAGAAGCTATGAATACATTCATGACGGAAGCTATTGAAAAGGAACTACGTGAATTTAACGATGATCGTCAACAAGTATACGCTACACGCGCTAAACTTGCTAAACAGATTCGTGAAAATAACGAAAGCCATGCAGCACGTATCGCTGAGTCCGCAAAAGCTTTAGAAGGTTTTGTACTAGGTAAAGTTAAAGGCGAGCTTACAGAATTTATGACAGACAAAAAAGAACTAGCTGAAGAGAAGAAGCAAGTAGCCAAAATGCTTAAAGAGCATAAGGAAGACCTTAATACGGTCACTGCTGGTAGAATCAATCAACTAGAAAAGTTTGTTGTGAAAAAGCTTTCCGAAGAAATTGGTGAGTTCGAAACTGACAAGAAAGAACTTGTAGAACAAAAAGTTCGCATGGCTCGTGAAGCAAAAACTAAGCTTGACGAAACACGCAAAGCTTTTGTTACACGTTCCGCAGCGTTAGTAGAAAGCACACTACGCGAATCTCTTAAGAAAGAGTTCGTATCGTTCCGCTCGGATATCAAAGAGGCTCGCGAGAACCACTTTGGGCGTAAGCTTTTCGAAGCTTTTGCAGCTGAGTATATGACTTCTTATCTCTCAGAAGGAAGCGAAGTCAAAAATCTTCAAGCTAAATTGACAGAGTCCAAGTCTCAGACTAAAAAAGCTCTTGATAAACTTGAAGAACAACAGGGTCTTATACGTGGCCTAGACCGTAAGGTCAAGGTTTCTGAAGATAGCAGAAAACGTGGTAAGATTATGTCCGAATTGTTATCCCCTCTAAGCACAGAGCACAAGGATACAATGGATATCGTCCTAAGCCAAGTGAAGACAGAAAAACTTCGCGAAGCATTTAAAAAACATCTTCCTTCAGTATTGAACGAAGGTACTAAGGGCATTAAGCGTGTTTCTAAGAATCTTACAGAATCTAGAACACATAAGAAACCTGTTGCCATTACCGGTAATAGACAACAAAAGCAAACAGTTGAAGCAAATACTGAAACAAACAACGTGCCAGAAGGTACAGAAGTTGTGCGTTTACAGGCTTTAGCTGGAATTAAATAAAAAGCAATTAAGGAGTGTATACAATGACTAAGCTTTTTGAATCTCAGTGGAATGCTACTAAGCAGGCCCTTTGTGAAGGTAAAGATTTAGAAACGAACCAAGATGGTTCAGCTAACTCTACTAAGAAAAAGGTTATGGAAACCATCTTAGAAAATACCCACGCAGAACTAAACAACCTAGGTAAAATGCCTCTTATGGAGACAGCTACCGCAGGTGGTACATCCGCAGGTAACGTAGCAACTTTGAACAAAGTTATCCTACCAGTTATCCGTCGTGTTATGCCAACAGTTATCGCTAACGAAATTATTGGTGTTCAACCAATGACTGGACCTGTTGCACAGATCCACACCCTACGTGTTCGTTATGCAGACACAGTACCAGCAGGTGGCGGCGGCGTCACAGCAGGCAACGAAGCTCTATCCCCGTTTGATATTGCTCGTTTCTACTCTGGTAACGAAAACCCAGCAGCACCAGCAGCGGCTTCTACAGCGGCTCTTGAAGGTACGGCTGGTAACCGTATGAACATCCAAATCTTGAAAGAAGTTGTTGAAGCTAAGACTCGCAGATTGTCTGCTCGTTGGACGTTTGAAGCAGCTCAAGACGCACAAGCTCAACAAGGTATCGACATTGAAGCAGAAATTCTTGCAGCACTAGCTCAAGAAATCACAGCTGAAATTGACCAAGAAATTCTTGGTTCTCTACGTCGTCTACCAGGTGCTGCTACAGCGGCTTACGATCAAGGTGGTGTTTCCGGTACTGTCAACTTTCGTTGGTGATGAACATGCTGCTCTAGCAGTATTGATTAACCGTCAATCCAACTTAATTGCTTCCCGTACACGTCGTGGTGCAGGTAACTGGACTGTTGTTTCCCCAACAGCTCTAACTATCCTTCAGTCTGCTACAACATCCGCATTTGCTCGCACAACCGAAGGTGTATTCGAAGCACCAACAAACACTAAGTTCGTTGGTACATTGAACTCTTCCATGCGCGTTTATGTTGATCAATATGCAAACGACGCAACCGACATTCTTGTTGGTTATAAAGGTCCAGGCGAAATTGATGCGGCTGCGTATTATTGTCCTTACGTTCCGTTGACATCTAGCGGTGTTGTTATTGACCCTCAGACTTTCGAGCCTGTTGTAAGTTTCATGACTCGCTACGGCTACATAGAATTGACAAATTCCGCAACATCGCTTGGCAATGCTGCAGATTATCTATCGTTAATTTCTCTAAATACAGCAAACTTGTCCTTTACATAAGAACTAGTTTTCGTATTAAAGAATTTACCCGGGGCTTCGGCTCCGGGTTTTTCTTTGTCTTATTGAAATCATTAATGAATATTGATAAAAAGAGTTAGTTAGTTTAAAATAAGTATAAATAAAAGTGTAGCCCGCGGAACGGCAATTCCCGACTACTCTATATTCGCAATGTTTAAAGGAGAATACAGCAATGTTTATTGAAAACAAATATACAAAAACTTATTATGAGATAATAACACAAGCTCAATCGCGTGTCAAGCCTGACATCTATACAGAAACTCATCATATAATACCTAAGTCTCTAAACGGGACAAATGAATCTGAAAATTTAGTAGTCCTTACACCCAGGGAACACTTCATCTGCCATTGGCTTTTAACTAAAATGGTTGAAACTAAAAAACATAAATGGCAAATGATGAATGCATTGGGGTATATGATGTGGGCCATTAATGATAATCAAGAACGTTATAAAGTAAATGCTCGTTTATATGAGCAATTAAAGACAAAGCATAGTGAGATGAAATCTTGGGCAAATTCTGGTAAGCGTAATGGCATGTATGGTAAAAAGCATACTCAAGAAGCAAAGGATAAAATATCCAAAGCCAATACGGGTTCAAAGCTTACGCCTGAGCAACGTGCTAAGGTTTCAGAAAGTAAGCTCGGTAAGAAGCGCGAAGAATTCTCCGAAGAGTGGAAAGCTAAAATGTCTAAAGCCAAGCAAGGATCTAATAATAACATGTATGGTAAAAGACACTCTAAAGAAACAATTGAGAAGATTAGGGAAAAAGCAAAAAAACGCCCGCCTGAATCGGAAGAAACAAAAGCTAAACGAAAAGTTACAATGACCGGTCGTAAGCATTCACCGGAAACAATTGCTAAGATGAAAGCATCTTGGGCAAAGCGTCGGCTGAATAAGAACTAGTTTTCGTATTAAAGAATTTACC